GGTTGTTTATTCCGACCTGTATAAACTCAAAGCGCCTGTTGTCAGCAAGTTCTTGCGCGGTGGTGTTTTTAATGAAGGCGTCCATTACATCACCCGCGAAAAATGCAAAGTTCGGGGTTTGCTTGCCGTCTTGTCTAACCAGTTCGCAACCACCGTCGATGTCGCCGAGTATATCAGCGTTTACGTTATCCCATGGTATTGCAGGGGTGATGGAGTGCGTGGCGGCCCTTCGGAAATCATAGATCAGGTCAGTGTTTGTGGTGCCCAGGATTGCCGGGTGCTGTCCGTTAAGCAGTGAGTCCCAACTGAGTACTTCAAAAAGTCTGAGTAGTCGCCGTACGTGTTCGAGGTAATGTTCAATTGCCTTTTCACGCATACGGGTAAACCGGCTCCTCTGCTCGTAGGGGTTCTCACCTGCATTTCTGTTGAGTATCTCATCTGCGGTGATATCGCCGATCTCTTCAGCCAGCGGATATACACGGGCAAAGTTTGAAAAATTCTGCGTATCCGTGTTTTTCTGCAGGTTGCCAAGGTGTCGGCTGTTGGTGCCCCTGTGAATAAGGGCGGCTATGCGTTCGTTTCCACGCATAATGTCTATCTCTACAACCTTGCTGTCAGGGCTGTAGACCGTTCTTGATCCGTTGTTGGCAGGATTGCCGAAAAAAGACTGACCGGCTGTAGATACACCGATGATCTTTTTCTCGTCAAACATTTCCGCCATGTAACGGCTAAACATATCAACTGCTATAGGGGTTGGCATTTATTGTATCCTCCTAATTCTCAAAATGTGAAATATCTTCGGTATCTTCAATGAATATACCTGTAGTCTCTGCCAGCGCTTTCATGGCAGTTCTTGCTTCAATGGTGCCAGGGTTTACAACTGAGTACTGAGTCAGTATGTCCTGATCCCATACAATGTCCTGCTGGTCAACGGTGCAGCATCCACCGATAAGGATAGCGACATCCTCGACATTACCGGCGGCAATATCAGCGGCGTCTATGGTGTCGCCAAGGTATATGCCACGGGGTACGGAGGATCCGTCTACCTGGTCAAGCTGTGTAAGCGGTACCCATAGCCGTGTAGCGGCGATCTGGGCCATAACGGTATTGGGTAGCAAATCCTCTGTTCTCTGTGCATTCTGGGCTATGTCGCCGTTGCGAACATAGGAGGTACCGCTTTTTATAAACGGTATATTGGTTATGTCACGTCTGCTTTGTACTGCCATGTTACACCTCCATACCCATTGCTAATTTGTCGCGCCTGATCTCAGCCTGATAATCAGCCTCGGTGTTAATAACGCCGTTTTCTGTGGTCTTTTCGTCCTGCTGTCCCGGAGTTTCGCCAAGTTCTGCGGTTTCACCCTGGGCGGCGGCTGAAGACGACTGCTCTCTCATTGCGTCAATTGCGGCAACTGTTGTTTCAAGAGCTTCAACTGACTTTTTGCCGTCGAGGACGTCACAGGCTATATTCTGTATGGTTTTGCCATATCCTGCCTTGCCCTCCTCGTCAGCTACACGTAGGTACTTAGCCGCAACTGTGACCCGGCTCTGTACTTCGTTTTTCCCCGCTTCTTTTCCTTCGTCAAATACCTGTGCGTAGAGTGCGGGGTGCTGGTTCTTCAATTCTTCAAGTGTCATTACAACACCTCCTGTTATATTTTCGCCCGCACTGACTGCGGGGGTTTGCGCTTTGGTTGGTTCATGTGTTTCATGTTTTGCTTGTGGTTCCTGTTTTTCTGGTTTTTCTGATTTTATTCGTGCTGCCATTTCCTGTATATCGTCTGCATATTGAGGATCGTTAAGTTTTGCCAGGGTAGATTTAAATGTGGCTTTTGCGTGCGCAAGTGCGCTTTGCTTGTCTTTTTCTTCATCTGTTTTTATAATTTCATCTACAAAACCATATTCTTTGATTTCTTCACCGAAAAACCATGACTCTTTATCCATCAAGTCACGAATTTCCGATAGGGCTTTGCCGGTTCTCTTCTCGTATGCTTTAGCGATAATCTGAGTCATACCGTCAAGCACCTCGCCGAAGTTCATCATTTCACGGTAATCGCCGCAGGTGCACCCCCAGGCGTTATGTATCATAAATATAGCGTTGTCCTCTGCTGCCACAAGGTCAAAGACCGGATTGCAGGCAAGATATGAGCACATGGAAGCCGCTATTCCCTTGATAATTGCAATCATCTGTGATTCCGGGTATTCACGTTTATAGTCACGCATGATATTAAATATTTCAATACCATCGAGAACGCTCCCGCCTGTGCTTGCGAAATGCACTTCAATGTCATCACCCTTTGCGGCGTTAAATTGAGATCGCAAATTTGCGGGAATCACTTCCCATCCTATTTCACCTGATATTGGTATTTTGATCATGTTTCACTCCATATAGAAAAGCCCGTACCTGTTATGGCACGGGCTTTTAAGAAATCTCAAATGTGAGGCTTAAAAGAAATCCGTATTAGTTAAAGATTGTCGTATCTTGCTTTCTTCACGGCTCGTACACCTCCCTGGTTAAATGTGATGATCACGTCACCTGAGAATTTTTGATTTATAAGGTCTTTCACTATTTGCAAGATTTTTTCCATTACTACCTTTATGTATTATAAATTTAAAATGTCAATCGTTTTTTCCGTCGTTAAGGCGTCGGAATATTTCTCGATGTGTTTCTCTGTTCTCTGAAAATTCACGGTCGTTTTCCTTGACGTGTCGGTTAAAGATATATGCAACAAGGCCGCCACTAAAAAGGATAATAGTGCCGATAATGCCCATGAGCCAAACAATAATTTGATTGATAAATCCGTTTTCTTGCATCCGTCCATACTCCTACCTGTTCACGTATTATTTACCCGTAACTGTGCGTATACAGTTTAATATGTGCCGTGTCTGACCCGGCGCCACCTCTACGTGATCGGTAAATCTTCCCTTTACGTTTATCTCACCGGGGCCCATTCTGTTTTTCATGGGAGGTCAACTCTTACTTTTCCGTCTTTACCGACTGCCATAACGTATACATCTACGGGGTCGGTTGATTCTATCGGTTCGGCAAGGGTGCCTAAGAATATGGGCACCCCTTCGAGTACTGACGTGGGAGCGTCGCCGCCTGTGACCCTGTATACCTCGGTGTAAATGTTTGGTTTATTCGATTTTTTCTTTACGGTTCCTGCGGTCACATTGGTTGCTGCTTTTACCCACGTATCAGCGGGTAAATTTAAATCTATAGGGTTAGCCATCGTCTTCTCCTCCTGGTATTTGCTGTATAGGAGCTCTCGGCCAGGGTGGTGTCGGTAATTCGTCGTATTGTCGGGCATTTTTGCGGCGGTTTGCCTTGCCTGAGCTGCCGTTAAAATTACGTGCGACGTCATCTAGTGTTTGCGCGCCAAGTTCTACATATCCGCGGTCTGCTTCCATGGTTTTTAGCGGGTCAATATTTGGCATTGGTACACCTGCCCACTCACCCATAAGCCATGCGTCTTTTAATGATTGGTCACTCCATCCCGGTGCCCTGACGGTGCCCTGTGCAATCTCTTCGGAAAGCCACATCTCATATACGGGGTCGAGAAAATCGGTTATCATTTCATCACGTTCAATGTTAGCAGTTCTCCAGCATAGAAGCAGGGTGCCACGGCTGGCGCTGTAGTTTGCGTTAAATTTTTTAAGTACGAGTTCAACGCTCCACCCCACGCTGGCGGCGATGGAAGAGAAAAACGATTCCACGAATTTATCATACGCAGCTGAAGGTGAGGTGTCCTGTAGATATTTCATCTTATCGCCGCGTCTGAGGTTGCCTATTATAGCAGATCCCGGTACGTGTAGGGTGGCCTCAGGCATCGGTGTCCAGTTCACCACTGGTTCAAGTGCGTTTTGTGTTACATTTTGGGCCTGGAGTGCCGGTGTTGGGTTTGATCCGTATTGTTGTACACCGGGTCCTGCTACCCTTCCAACTACAGGATTTGAGCCGTCCTGTTGGTCATTTTCTACCGCTGCGATAAATGATGCCTGGTTTATGGCCTTTTGTATGGTGCTGGCTTTAAATCCGGTTAAATCCTCAAATTCCTGTATGAGATGGGTCATGAGTGACATACCCCTGCCCTGGCCTGCATATTCCGGGGTGAAGCCATGCAGCATAAAGGTGCGTCCTGATTTTGGGCCGCGTGCTGGTATCTTTACATCTTTGTAGCTGCCGTCGGGTTGTTTTATCCATATCTTGTAGTCTGTTTCGCGTCCTGCTTTGTCTCTGATTATACCGTCGTCACCGCCGAGCTGTGCGTATGTCGAGGTGTAGGCGTGTCCCCTGATCTGGTTTGGTTCGAGAAAGTCGATCTGGAGGGGGTTTGTGGTGTCTTTTTCTTTAATGTAAAACAGGCGTGCGAATATATCGTTGTCACGCTGTCGAAACAGCATGTATAATCTCTGGTTTTGGTAAAAGTTGTTAATCCTGGGACGGTGTGATTTTTTTGACTTTGCCCACATGTGGAAACGCTGCGCGACGTTTTCTGCCCATGCTTCGGCCTCTTCCGGGGTGATACCTAATATGTCGGCATCCGGGGTCGGTTTGAACCTGAGCCCGGTGTCTACGCTGGTATCTACTATCGATTTAACAAGGGCCCTGGCCTCGATGCTGTCATATAAGGAATCGCGCACCTGTTGTCGTATTGAAAAATGGTCATGTATATTTATGGAAGCGCCGCGACTGGTACCGCCGGGCCATTTTGAGCCTGAGCCATATTCAGGGTATGGGCTGCCATATCCGTAGTTGTAGCTGTTGGTTGCGGTGATACCTGACCCTGCGCTGGTTGTTATAATTTTATTGCGGGTGAATACTGAGCGTATTTTATCTGTTATAGTGGATAGTGTCATATCGGGTATTTTCTCCGCAACCGAACGTTTACTATACCCATGTTGTAGAGCTCGTTTATGAGATGTGATTCCTTCGCTTCCCATACCCTGATCATTTCCTCTATTTGGGTAAGATCAAAGTATGTTGTGCGCTGGCTGCCCTCGCCTGAGTCAAAAGCGTATGATTTAACGCCGCCCTCTGTCATTGCAGGATTGGTAAGTGATGTGTAGAGGCTGTCCAGTACAGTCTGGGTTCGGGTTAGCTGTTGCTGGAGCCTTGCTTTTCGTGCGGTGACGTATCCCATAGAATACAAAGTTCATATATTGTAGAAAAAGTCAACAAAAAAACGACCGGCTTTTACACCGGTCAGAAAGGTTGTTCGTATGATAAGAAGGCGGTTAGGAAGTTGTTATCCTGTATTCCTTTTCGTTTTCTACATACTCAACTGTTATATTCATTTTCTTCCCCCATATCCAACGGGGCGCGTGGCCCCGTGATTTTTTATTACCACAAATCCCGTCCTGTTACTATATTGACAGGGTTGGATAAGTCGTTCATCGATGTAACATATTCTTCAAGTGTCATGTTCTGGTGATGTCCCTCAATAATTTCTATGGTAGGATCTACACCATCTCGTTTTGCCGCTTCATAACTATGATTCCCGTCAACCAGCATTGGTATCATTCCATCACCGTCATCGTCTATCAGCTCTACGTATATCGTGTAATCTTTATTTTCTCTTTTTTCTTCAACGGTTTCTTCACTTATGTAACTTTGTGCTGTGTATATTTTGTTAAGTTCCATCTCATTCCTCCTTATCCTTTATTCTTTATCTTATATATACAATATATATCAATACTGTGTAATGTCAAGTATTTTTACTGTTTTTTTTATTTTTTTTCATTTTTTTGCAATACTGGTTTGTTGTATCATTTTATCAATTATAGTCCGTCCCGTGATGCGTTGTATATCGGCGTGGCTGGCACCGTTCTTTTTAGCACTTGCCTTTGTTTCGCTTACGAGTGCGTCCAGGTAAACATCGGCCATACACAGGGCATATACCATGGTGTCGAGTTCTTCGTTGGGGCGTCCGTGACTGTCGTAACTGCCGTCAATCATCTTTTCCTCTGCGCAAAGTCCGTCAAAATAATGCTGTCCATAATCTGCGGGAAAATCTATAAAGCCTGGTTTTTGCGGTTCGGTTTCTTCACGCTGAATTTTCAGCCGGTTATATATCTGATTCTTATAATGCACGGTGCTGACTATGTATATGAGTATATCTTCACCAACCTTTGAGGGTCGATATCGTAAAAATGATGATTCGGTGAGTTCATCCGGTTTTTCGTTTTTTTTACGCATGATGGATCGCTGGCCCTTGACGGGGAATGTGTTATTCCATCGATTGCAAAACTCGTATACGGTGTCGGTGTTTTCGCCGTCGCCTGAGTCTACCGCTACCATGGACACGGGAAATTTCATACCGTCGATGTCGCGGGTGTAGGTAAGGCTGGTTTCAACTGCGTATTCGTGGAGTAATTCCCAGGCGCCGCTGTAGGGGTCGGTTATGGGGCCTACAAATGTGCGATAATCTATACTCCATGTCCGGTAGCCATACCCGACGCCGATAACCTGCATCTCAAGACGTGGCGGGTTGTCGATGCTGCCTTTTTTACCACGCTGAACGTCAACTGCTGCGGTGAGGTATAAGACACCTTCGGGCACGGTTCTAATCCTGTAGCTGCCACGGTTTTCAATAACTGCTTCTGGTTTGGGCCTGGTACCTGATACAAGGTACGGCCTGCCGTCCTGGTGGTTGGTAAAGGTTCTCATACCGTCCGGGCTTTTTAATGCTTTCTGGTAGTCTGACCAGTAGTCTATCCATGAGTATGTGCCGAACGCTGCAAGTAGTGAGCTGAGGTGGAAACTTCGGCGGAGACGTTCAGGTGTTGCGGTTGGTTCCCAGAATCCGCCACGTATAAGTTCCGGCTTTTGGTATTCGTGTATGGCATCGTGGCAGCGGTCACACAGGTAATATACATACTGCAGGACGCCGCCCTTGGTTTCTGCCCTGAGTCCATGGTTTCCGTCTGGGTTGCCCCGGTCAAGCAGTATCGGTTTGCCGCATAGGGGGCAATTCACCATGTATTCGCATTGATCGCCAAGCATAAAGCGGTAGTGCATCCTGCATTCGTTTAACTCTGTCGGAGTTGAACACGCAACGATTTTTCTGCGTACACCCCACGCTTTGGTTCTTGCCTCTGCGTTTTCGTCCCAGTATCCCTCACCGGTGGTCAGGAGCTTCGGCGCCGCGCTCACCTCGTCAAGCATGAGTACGCGAACAGAATCTGATCTCTGGCTGGAGGGTGATTGCGCACTGGCCATTTCAAGGAATCCACCGACAAATAGTTTCTGCAGGGTGGTGTCGCCTGTACGACGGGTTTTCTCATTTTCTACCGGTGCCACAAGTTTTGATCTGAGTCCTAAGCTATCAATAAGCGGTTCAAGCCTTTTCGTGGCCCATTTTTTAAGAAGTGCATCGGTGCCGGACATGAATAACATTGGAGAGGGCAGCGCTCCCATGTAATAACCTATGGTGTTTTCAACGATAAAAGTCTTTACCACCTGGGAGGCACTCATGAGATCGATGTGCTGAGTCGCTGACCACGGTGATATCTCATTCATTATTTCTTTGGCATACATGGTACGGGTGATATCGACCGGTCCGGGTATCGGGGTATTGCTTGGCATGATTCGCCTGCCCTGTATATAATCTGATATATAACGGGGTGGCGGATCTACCGGTGCGTTTTCGTTGTAATAGTTAAGACTTTCGTGTACGTCGTTTCTTTCCTCTATCGTCAGGTTCATTTATTACCTCAGCGTCATATCGTTCCAGGTGGCGGTTAAATTCTATTTTGACATGGTTTAATATTTTCCACAGTTCCTCATCTACAAACTTTCCAGCGTCAAAAATCTTTTCCTGCTCTTTACAGCCGAAACGTCCGGCCAGTTCATATACCAGGGTATCACGCAGGGACATAAATTCGTTCATGTGTATCTCAAATAGTTTTCCCAGCATGAAGCGGTGGATTCTGCGTGATATAAGCTCTTTGCGGTCGGCAAGTCGTTTCTGCGTGATCTGTTTGGTCTGTTCGTAGATTTTTATTTTTTCTACCCACGCCTTGGGCATATTGACTATTTCTTTGTTGGTAAGCATCTCGCCTGAGTCGAGGCGGTTGTATATATCCTCTGGTATGGGCTCGGTGCCGGACGTGTCTTTCTTTTTAGCTGGTTTTTCCTGCTTGGGGGGTGTCGGTTTTTGCTTCACCGTTTTAGGTTTGGATTTTTTCTTGCCGGGCACCTGACCGATGTCGAGGTCATCTTTTGCGTATTCTAAAACTTCACGGTTTTTGAGATCAACTTTTAATTTACCGTCTATTTTTGCCGAAGGGAAGAGGCCGGATTTGTGGGCCTTGTATACTGCCTGCCTTGATCTGCCAAGTGCGGCTGCGAATTCTGAGAGGGTTAGGTATCTATTATTCATTGCGGGATAAGGTGTAAACGATGTTGTCAGGCTTGTCAATCTTTTTTGTCAACCCGGTTGACAGTTGTCGCACGTGCGAAAAATCGGGGTCGCGATATTTTGCGCCCGCGAGGCCCCCCATGCTTCCCAGTACCTTTTTTCTCAGATTATTTATATCTCTTCATAACATGTGCCATAGATCGCGCCCATACGCGCCTGGCGTCGGTTGTCCTGGTAAGTGTACGCATGGCAGAGCTGGCCCACCGTGTGCGTCGTGGCCGCCTGTTCTCATCCTCAAAGGATTGATAGAGTGTAAACCTGTTATTGCGGTAATCATACAGTCCACGCTTCATGCCATTGTATGATGGAAGGATATATTGACCGGGCCGTTTCATTGCGCTTCTCGACTTAGGATCCATCATTATCTTTAAAAACACACCGATCTGTTGACGTTGTGACCGTGCGTTTTTTATCCTGTAATCATCATATCTGTGGAATGTATACGCGGGCTTCAGTCTTGCCCTGCTCTTTGCAGCTTTACGCCTTGTCCCCCCGCGTGCTGCCGTGGTGAATCCCCTCCTGGTGCGTGGCCGCGTCCCGTGTTCCTGTTCTTCCCAACCGGTAAACCTGGCCCGTTTGATTGAACCTGAAAGGGCGATCTGCTGCTCAATGGGAACATTGCGTGTTTTCTCTACCCTGAGCGATCCCCTCACAAAGCGTTCACTACGTACTATCATGGAGCGGTGTATATTTTCCAGCTCAATTTTCCGGTTCTCAAAGGCGAGGGTATTTAACACATTAGCCGTGACCGGCTTGATCAGTTTTGGCGATTCTTTAAAAAACCGTTCAAGTTTTTTAAGGTCACGGCTGGACATTGTAAATGATTCTTTCATATGCGGATAGTATTACAGCATGCGTAAACTATCAACATATTTTTCATATGCTTCCCTGTTATTTTGGCAAAATGTTATCATTGTTCTGATGGCATCAACATTGCGCCTCCAGAAGTGGATATGGGCCATTTCCTCAATAAAATCGTACTCATTTGAACGTACCCTTAAATAAATAGTGTAATGATCTCCTGCTGGTTTTTGTGTCATATCGGATCTCCTTTTTTACCCTTTGATATATTTGTAATATAGATAACAATTATTACAAGTACTTTTTTATCGATATTACATAAAATTACATGCCTTTTCTCAAAAATGTAAGGAAAAATGTAAGATTATTTAATTACATAGTATAATAAGGAAGAAAGTATATATTATTATTATATTTTATTATTTATTTATACCTATTATGTCGGTTTATTACATTCTTACACTTTTCACATGTTTTTACATATCATAATACTGGCGGTGTAATGTTTGTATTTTGTGTAACGGAATATGCACTTTTTTAATGCGAAAAATATATATTGTGTTAAAAAACATGTGATATGTGTGTAAAGTGTAAGAAATCGCCCTAACCCCTCGAAATATCAGGACTTACCATATTACATGTTTCATACAACGTATGTAAGATATTACATAAAAATGTAAGATGAAAAAAAGATTAAAAAAGTGTTGACATTATATATAGTTAATATATATAGTCAAAACAACAAAGGAGACAAAGCATGTCAGATAAAAGAACAAGTTTAATATACATTCCTGATCATTTAAAAAGCGTATGGGATGAAATTAAAAAAGATGCTGAAAACCTAAATGTCGGCGTTGGCGTGTACATTATAAATGTATACTGCAAATTTAAGGGGATTGATTTTCCCGCCAAGCCTGACATTTTAGATGATAATAAATAACCGGAGGTAGTAACATGTTTGAAGAGATGTTGTCGCAAATGGCAGGGAGTTCACACACTTTAAATCCGATTAGTGGTGAAGAACTCAAAAGCGTAAGGGAAGACTATAAGCACATCGAAGACTTAAAGCCTGGGGACAAAGTCGTATACAAAAGCAGATGGAAGGCAACACGTCACCCAAAAAATGAAGAAGTCTGCGAAGTGTTCAGGGTATTCCCGCCTAAGCCTGTAACGGACAAGTCTGGCTCAAATGTCGAATGCATGGAGCGCGATTTTAGTATTTTGTTTGAGGACGGCGATGGTGATTACGCTGAAATGTTGTTTGACAGCCGCAGGTTTAAAAGAGTAGAGTAATATTTTATCCCGTCGGTTAAGCCGTGGCGTTCAATCGCAAGCGGGCAAATTAAAATTATAACCGGAGGTCACAACATGTACAACTGGCAGGTTGTGAAGGATAAGATTAAAGATATTGATAACCCCATAGTCGCAGAGGTAGGCGTTCACCGCGGCGTTATGTCCCGGCAGATGCTTGACCATATACCAAACCTCACCCTCTACATGATCGATACCTGGTCACCTGATACCTACACTGGCCTTGATATAGAGGCAGCAGCTAACAGCAAAATGAAAGAATACCATGATCAGTGGCTTGATAATTACAGATCAGCTCTACTCTGCGCGGTGAAGCACTGGCCAAGGGCACTACCCATAAGGGGCAGATCACTTGATATAGCACGGGCATTACCTGACCGGTTTTTTGACGTGGTGTATATTGATGCCGCACACGACGCGGATTCAGTTCGCGCCGATTGCAAGGCGTGGCTGTCAAAGGTGAAAATAGGCGGCTGGCTCGGCGGTCACGACTACGGAGTATTTGAAGGGGTTAAGCACGCAGTAGATGAGCTTTTCGGTGATCTCGTGGAAATAGAGGATGACTTCACATGGTGGGTAAAGATATGACCGTTGGAAATTACATATATGACTACTGCTGCAAAACATGCTGGCATAATTGGCGATCTGAGAAGAAATATTCGTCTTGCCCAAAATGCAAGGGTAAAAATCTTGATGTGATAAAGGATATACGATTATGAAAAAGAAAGTGTATATCGTACCTGTGTTTTGCAATGACCGGAATGTTGACCTTTGTGATATGTGTTATTTTAACCGTGGCGACTATCGGCCATGTAGTGATTTCCTTGAAAACTCTTTTGATTGTTGCGGTAAATATACTGGCTGTTACGCACGGCTGGCAACAGACCGTGAAATTACGAGACACAACCATAAGCGATTAAATAAATTACTGGGTAATTGCAAATGAAAATAGAACTCCACATCTTCACAAATTGCACCGATTCCGCACCGTCAACTGCTGTGCTGCGTCGAACCCATAAATCATTCACCGACAGCTTCGGCCTGATGCGTCCGATAATCCATGTCGATCCGAACCCACGCTCAGGACACCTCCAGCGCTATGTGCATAATCTGCAAAAAAACTTTCAGAACATCAGAATCACCCGCTCACTCTCACAGGGGTATATCCAGGCAATAACGCTTTCACGAGCTGATTATCTATTTATGCTTGAGCATGACTGGGAATTTATTCCCGATTTTATCGTGCATACCCTGGGGCAGATAACCGACTGCATGAAGCGTGAAGGTATATATCACATGCGGTTTAACAAGCGTAAAAACATCATTGCTAAATGGGACAGGGAGTTAAGGGAATGCGCGGTATTCATACCTGATACACACCTTATGTATTGCCGAACCCCGATACTGAGCAATAACCCTCATATACTCCATCGCGCAACATATCTTGATTTTATAAAAAACCGCTGCATCGTGGAAAAACCAGGAAGCAAGGGGATTGAGGAAATAATATCACAGCATCCCAGGACATGGGGTGCCATATATGGCCCGGCGGGATATCCGGCAACGGTGAAACATATAGACGGCAGAAAACAAAAGAGGGGGCGACGTCGTGCATAGATTACAGGGCATGGATAATTTAATAGATTGTGTATTAAGATTGGAAATTAGTCAAGTAGGCGTTGGACGCGCACACTATCTGTGTGTCGGTCACAGCATAACCCGGCTCCATGTCCTGCAATGTGCGTACGAATAAAGTAAATATTTATGGAGGTGTCACAAATGACTAACATAATAACAGGATTACTCATAATGATAGCAGCAGTCACTGCATACGTGATATTTATAAAATCAGAATCAAAAAGGGGTTAACATGAAAATAGGCGCGGGATGGAAAAAATCAAAAGATGGTGGCAGCTACATAAGCTGTGTTATTCAGTCACCGTTTATACCGGGCGGATCTATCAACTTCGCAATATTTCCGGTACGGGAAAAGAGTAGCGAAAACGCACCGGATTACAACATTGTCTGGAGTGAGCGTAATGAGAATAATTAAAATACTCAGCATACCGTTTATTCTCGTACTGATAATGATTTTCACACTGCTGCATGCCCTCACTCACAGTTACAATATGTACAAAATAACTATATTACTATGGAGTATGATCGATGTATGATAAAGAATTTTACCAGCGTAACTTAAAATTCCAGACCGCACTTTCACGGGAATTGACGCCGCTGCTTTGCGTGAATCGCTTTCAATTTAAATCGGTTATTGACTTCGGTTGCGGCTGCGGAAAGCTGCTGTCTGATATCGTCAGGGCAAAGGATATAAAAAAATATTCAGGCATAAATGGCGACATCCCGGATAATTTACAAATACCGCGCCATCACCTGAATGTATTTAATTTTAACATATACAGCGACAACGTGGTACTGTTTGGCCAGATGGATTTAGCCATTTCACTTGAAGTGGCCGAACACATCGAACCACAATATGCAGGCGACTTCATATCTCTAATAACCCGCTGCGCACGAAAATACATAATATTCAGCGCGGCAACACCCGGCCAGGGTGGTATCGGACACGTCAATGAACAACCCCATGAGCACTGGCATGATTTATTTTTGTGCAAGGGCTGGGTACACCGCGACATAATACGGCCCGCACTTGCAGCGAAAAAGCATGTGCCATTCTGGTACCGCAACAATATATTTATGTATGAGAGGGAAAGATGATGAGTAATAACCGCCCCTTCTCAGAATACATCCGTCACGTCATGCGCAACGACCGAAACGAACTCGGCATGATAATAAACGATAAGATACGGGTAAAGGAATACTGTGACGCAAAACTTGACCCCGTTGTGGTAGATGAACTGTTCAGGCATCGCATATACGCAGGCTACACCCCTGAAGTGGCCCTGGCAAGCATAACGCCGCCATGTGTCATACGGCTGAACAATGGCTGGCATAAAATGAAATTTATTTTCAATCATCACGACATCGCTAAAAAGATAGATCTTGCCACGCTCAAACACTGGCAGGCCCAGAAATGGACATCGGCCGAGTGGTCATATAGGCAGATAGTGCCCGGTTTTACCGTTGAGCGTATGCTGCCGCCGGTTCACAATCTATTCAAGCTCTTCATTTTCCACGGCAAGGTTAAATATGTATGGGCCCAGCGCTACGATGTGAGTAGCGGCAGAATAGGACAGCTCGGATGCACCATGTATACACCGGACTGGCAGAAACTGCCCGTGCAATGGAATAAAGTAAAAATGATAGATTTTGACCGACCGGAAAGGCTGGATCAGATGATACGCATAGCTGAACTGCTCTATGACAAGGCGTGGCAGTTTATGCGGGTTGACCTGTATTGCAATCAAGACGAGATCAGATTTTCAGAAATGATGCAATACCACGCCGGCGGGACAAACGGCTTCGGTGAGTGGGACTACGAACTTGGAAAACATATTGATTGGAGTGAGGTGACGGTATGAAAAAATTACGACATACACCGGGGCCGTGGAAAATCACAAGAAGGTCGGATGATTATATAGATCCAATTGAACAAGTAGGAGAAATAAAACCCGGATTTACTCATGCAGATGACGCATGGCTTGAAATAACTGAACCAGATGCACGGCTTATAGCCGCCGCACCTGAAATGCTGGAAGCGTTGATATCAGCATATTCAGAAATAAAAGAATATACTGAACTTGCTAAAATGTACGGTGAGCCAGAATACACTAAAGAAATAATCGAAAAAGCAACTGGACTACCAATAGACGAGGTATTGAAATGAAAACATGTGCGATCTGCATAGCAGCTTATGACTGTGTTGAATTTTTACCCGACCTTCTACGCTCAATAAAAAATCAGCAGTTGCTCAATGGTTGGATATATGACTACCGTATCGGCGTTGACGGCTGCAGGGCGACCTCTGATTTCCTGCGAAAGATGGGCATAAAGCACTACTACAGCACCGAAAACGTGGGCCATCTCGTAATGCGTAACAGCCTGTTCTACCTCGCCCCGGCTAACGTGTATGCGTATTTTGACGCAGATGACTACATGCTGCCGACCTATTTAGCTAAAAATATAGCCGCGGCTGATTATCATAATTTTGTCATGGCAAAAAAGATCAACGTTAACGAACAGCTTATGGACGTGCGTAAGCGTGGGAAAGTAATAGAAAATGGCGGCGCCATGACTTTTACAAGCCGCGTCCTGGAAGCGGTAGGAGGATTCGCACCATACAGATGTGCGGGTGATACCGACCTGATGCGACGTGCTGAGATGGCAGGATTTAATATACACGTTATAGATGAAGCGCTATATCTCAGGCGCTCCCACCACAAAGCATTGACAAAGGCTGAACATACCAGGATAAAAAGCCCCTACCGCACCCGGGTATGGAAAGAGATGTGTGATGCACGCGCAAAGGGCAGGATCCGGGTATCACCGGTAATGACTGAACTTGTGGAGGTGAAGTGATGCTAAACGATAAAACATTCCGTAAGTTAAACATTGCTTTAATGATTCAATTGGTTTTACTCGTTGTATTGCTCATAATACAGGCTTTAAATTTTATATCAAAGGATTGAGATATGCCACAACCCATACACATAAGCGCAAGCCGCGGCGCGGCAATACTGGGACTATCAAAATGGAATACCCCTGCCCGGGCATGGCTGCAGATAATGGAGTCACTGCAGCCCGGATTCTGCGCCCGTAATAATTTCCTGCTTCCAGAATTTGACGAGGATGCGGCAGTTTTAAGATGGGGCAAAGCCTTTGAGTCATCTATTATAGAGCTTGCAGAGAACCGGCGCGGTGTATTTGAGATAACTAACCGGGAGAAGTTGTGCTATCACCTCAAACATAACTTCATAACCTGCCACATCGACGGTGAATACGACTACGAAACCGGACACGAGGGCAAAACGACAAGTGCTTTCTATTTCCGCGACAACTTCGGTGAGCCCGGCACTGACGAGGTGCCGATGGAATACCAGATACAATGTCAGCATCAGCTCTTATGTAACCATCTATGGAAAAAGGTAGTGCTGTCAGTGCTGGTATTCCCGCGCCGCGTCGAAGAGTGGGAAGAGATGGGATATGTCCCGATGGAGCTTGAAAATGGTATATGGAGTATTTGCGTTGAAGAAATCTCGAAGGGCATAGCGCCGACGTGCCCTCTCAAATGGGCCCGCACCCTTGACGAAATGGGATACTTCCATCAATACGAAATATACCCCCACCCCGAACTGCAGGAGCGCATGATAGCCCATTACAATGATTTCTGGCACGAGAACGTACTCGGTCAAATACCACCTGAGCCCCAGGATTATCTCGACATAAAATCACTAATACGTGAACCGGTCGGGACCGTGGTAGCTGATGAACACATTGAGCGCAAGGTTGCGGAGTATAAGCAGATCGGACGTGAAATATCAAATACTGGTGAACTCGGGAAGCGTCGGGAAATGCTTAAAGTTGAAATACTCGACTGGACGCACAGGATGGGCGCGAAGGTGGAGGATGATGACAGCGCCGATAAATACGTGATACGTGACAGATCAGGTAAAAAGATAGCAAGTTATTACCGTGACAAAAACGGAAACTTTATATTCAGGTGAGGTGTAATATGGAAATGACAGATTATCAGATAAGGCAGCATATTGACTGGCTGATACAGGCTCAGACGAGACTAAAGCGGTATTATGAGATGGTGGAAAGTGACAGCGAAAACGGAATCGAGTTTAGTGGCGTACCAGAATTTACAATACATGTTTATAAAGGTATTGAAAAAATAGCTAGTGCCCTGAATTGCGATCTTTCCATAATCACAGACAGGGATGAAAAATACCCGTTTGAGTATTTTTTCAAATATCGCGGATATAAGATATTCCAAATATCAGAGGCACCGCTGTGATCTACATTACCCTTGACGATGCGTTTATTCTGTATGACAGCAGTGACAGAAAAAGGATTTACACATTCGGCACTTTCTGCGACTTACTCATTAAGCGTGGATATAAAATATTATAACGGAGGACAGAAATTGAAAACGATATGGATTGACGTTGAAACAACAGGTCTTGATTTTGAGAAATGTCAAATAATAGAACTTGCTGCATTATACGAAAACGGTAAAGAAAGTGATCTTTTTCATAAGTATTGCAAACCAGAATCAAGACCAGATAATTTTGCAGAAATTGAAGAGCTTACCGGAATATCATGGTCATTCTTGGAAGATTGCGGGGTCAGCGAAAGACAGCTTTATATTGATTTTGTAGAGTTTCTTTCAAAAAAAATAGACAGATATGACAGAACAGATAAAGCTCTTTTTGCAGCGTTTAATGCTGATTTTGACAATCAGTTTTTACGAGAACTTTTCAAGCGCAATGGTGATAATTATTTTGGCTCATGGTTTCACAGTGCAAGACTCGATGTTTTTTCTACAGTTGCCATGGCATATAGATTTGAAGTGCTTGACGTTCAACCTAACAATAAAAATGAAACAATCGCAAAAGCGCTTGATATACAATTAACCGCCCATAGCGCAATAGAAGATATAAAAGCTTCAAGACAGATACAGATTATTTTGGAAAATAAAATATTGGCGAGGTCACACGATGGGAATTAAAAAAGGATTGACTAAACGGTTTGCTGAAATCGGAAAAATCAAGATCGGCGGTAAGGGTGAGACGCGGAAATCGGCCAAGGGTGTAGAGTACCAACTCCCCGTGCGGTATGAACATTTTGTTGTCACCACGACCGAAAAAGGCCCAGATGGGAATTTTATTATAGACAACACGGTTATGAAAGCACTCACAAAAGATAACCCTGAGCCCAAGGAAATACCTATCCGGCTGCCCTTTGATGATATCGACCTTAACTTCTACACCTCATTCCAGATGTACCAGGGCAGTAAATGTATATGCCGCGGCGACGGTGAAAACGCCGTCAGAGTCACCGCCCAGGGCACTGAGCAGCATGTCAAATGCAGCCCCGACACCTGTCGGTACCTCAAAGATGAAAAATGCAAGGTCAGCGGGATATTGAGTTGTCACATACCCTGCAGTATGGAAGCCGGTGGTATCTATAGATTTAGAACTCACTCGTGGAATAGTGTAAGTGCGATACTGGCAAGCCTTGAATATATATCCGACAACACAAACGGTGTACTCCAGGGCCTGCCACTGAAATTAAAGTTCCTGAAAAAAGCCACCGCTGAACACGGCAATGTAAATATTGTTACACTGGTACTTGACGGCCTCGAAATGATGAAGCTGCGCGAACTGGCGTACCTTGAATACGAAAACCGGATGAAACTTGGAATCGATATGCACGCGATACAAGAACAGGCCAAGGTTGCCGGATTCCTGGAAGATCATGATGACCCCGCAGATGTAGAAGAAGAGTTCTACCCGCCCGTTGTGGCAGAGACAGAGCAGAAAGGTGTGAGTGCGGAGTCAGCAGAAAAAGAGCTTGCAGAAAAAGAGGAAAAACCTGATACTACAGACGATGTACAGGGAGATTTGTTGTAAGACGTACCGGCGCGGTGGTGGAACTGGTAGACGCCGTTTCCCGAAACGCTATCTGAGCACGGGTGCAAATGTGTGATAGTGCAGGGTTCGAGTCCCTGCCCGCGCCAAAGGAGACATGGTTTTCATGGTAAATGAGAGTCTTCTTCTAAACAACACACAGAACCATGATGACAGCCGGGAAAGAACCGGCCCCCTCTACGGGGTTATAACGGAGGTAGGGTATGAATTTAAAATTTAAAAATCCATTTAAAGCAGGAATCGACTGGCTCGTACATAATTACTATAGCTATAACTATATCCATAAAGACATGATACGGGACGAAATTAACCAGCGCCTTGAAGATCAGGAAAAGCGCCTTATTGCCGAACGTGATGTGATAATAAATAACATAAAGCGCAATCTTGAAAATAAATACCTGATAAAAGAAGAGGGATACATCACCGAACTGCTCAGATATGAACAGCGTGATAAACGCCGTGAGCATTGGCATGAAAAGGTGATGGAGCTGTATTACCGTGTACGCAGGTGGGCCCAGGAGCTGGCAGTCATAACCGCCACGAATCAGCACCATGGCAAAGATATACAGGAAAACATCAGCGAATACATAGGGAAGCTGGACATGATAGAAATTGACGCCAAAGACCTTAACAAAGAGATCAAAAAGTGTGAACCGGGCGACCGTGAATTATTGGATGGGGTGAAATAGAGGGTGTAGTAAAATGAAAATTGATGATTTTTTGTGGTTCTGGAAATTTAATCCAGAAATAGAAGAAGGCTCTGAAATAAAATGTAATGAGTGTGGTGCATGGTCGCCCCACGTTGAATGGGCAGAAACAGAAGTATACTGTGAAGATTGCGGAGAACATGCAGCAATAGAATGTCCGAAATGTGGTATGTCCCATGACCATGTTTGGAGCGATACTTTTGAAACACGGAAAGTTGGCGGATAATTACGCCTAACTATTCAAGCGTGATCCGACGTGACCGGGATTATGTTTGATAAATCAGAATAATTTTTATCGGTCATGTTGGATACGCTTTGTTGTACGAAGTGGCGCAAATTACATAGGAGGTTTATCATGATATGTATTATACATGGTGAAAAAAGAAAGTGTGAAGTAACTGAAAATATGGGGTATCAAAACGGGCGATACGTCAAAGCAGTAGAATATGAAGGAAAAGAATATATTGTAATTAAAGATGGTAAGTTGTGGCGTACTGTTGATCCGATAGAAAAATTAAGACCTGTTGGCCATTGTGTCGGTCAATAAGTTTTGCGCCATTTCGTACAACGAACAAGGCATAGACGAAGGAGGATTAAAACAATGAGCAAATATTATGACAGAAAGTTAATAAGAGCGGCAAGGATTGCAGAAAAAGGAGAGCCTCTTTCGTCTCATGCCGTGTTATGTGACGTAGACCGCAATTCAGCAACTTGTGTTGTCTCGTGGTGTGGTAATAAATGTGATTTATATCAGAAAGATATGTCTAGCAAGGTGTCATATATAGTAATACAATCATTAGAATCAAACGGGCATTGTCCGTACAGAAAAGGTGCGGTCTATGTCTTCTAACAGCAATTATGCGAACTAATTTCACATTAACAGGAGGGAGCATGCGACAAATAGAATACAACTCACAGCGCAACAACATATCATTTAATGGAAAGTTCCCGGCATGGAGTCAGTGCTTTTCAACATGTGCATGGATGTTCATGTCTTTCTATGACCCGACAATATCGGCCCGTGATGATATCGCGCTTTCCAGATACGTTGACGACGTAGAGGCCACTGTTGGCCGTGAAGGTGTGGGAGAACAGGTAAAGCAGAAATTTAACTGGATAACCGGACGCACATCCTTGTGGTGGCTGGTTCAGCAGGAAGGTATACAGAAACGACTACCGAACCGGCGCGTGATATTTGATGAACGTTTTTCAATCGATGCCCTCACCCGCCAGGTCACGATGGGGCCGGTTATTATCGGTACTAAAAAGATGGGCGGTTTAAGTGGTGGTCACATCATACTGCTTGTAGATCATGACAGCTCGTCCGGTTCATTTATCGTCAATGACCCCTACGGGAACGCACGTATCGATTACGAATCAGCGGTTGGTTTTAACCTGAGATATCCCGCGCACTGGCTGGAGCGTTACATCGATTATGGAAAGCGTACCTGCCGGGTTATATACGCACTGTAATGATGATCACACGGGTAGACCGTATGGCTCACCGTGATGACATATAGTAACAGTAGTAGCCAAAGACTCACCGCCCGGTCGGAGTAGGGACCGGCCGGGCACCATTAAACAATAGGAGGGTAACATGTCACTAATCGCAGGAAATCATAATTTCAAACCGGGTAAATTCACATCGGAAAAAATACAGGACATTATTCACAAAACAACAGTACTTGCCCGTCGGTTTTTTAAATTCAGGTGGATGTCAAAGAAGTTCTGGATTAGGTTATTTCTCACCCTTATAGCTGTTATAGTCGTGCAAAAAGTGGCGGGAGTATCCTACATATCTGACACCATGGCACTTGGCAGCATGGGATTTATTTCCGCGCTTATCGGTATGTACAACATGCGCACCGTGGCGGATGTGAAATCTCAGATGGAGGGCACCCATGATACAAATGATTAAATCAGCTTTCACCGCCGCGAAATACTGGATATACCTTGTCGTGGCAGCAGTGGCAGTGATACTCATTATCACCATGCTGTCAGGGTGCGCAGGTTGCCAGATGGCCCCGGACGTTGACGATTATGACAACAGACTCGAATACATGCTGGTGCAGTGCTGGTATCGCAACAGTAAAAACCCGACGGCATGTCAGCAACTTGCCGAACGGTATCGCGACTGGCATAAAGAGGAGTCATACAAGGACAAACTCACCTTTTGCAGTAAACCTGAAAATATCCCGCCGGGATGGGATCAGGATAAATGTAGGTATTATTTGAATCAGAAATAAGTAACATTAAAATTTACAACTGGCAGGTTGGTTATGGAATTGAACACCGTGTTTGACAGGCCCGCACATGAATTAGAACATGAAGTCGAGGGCGATATACTGTATGATGAATTTTTAAAGTCGAAAATCAGTTTAGCAGAAAATGAAGGATTTGAGGTAACACCTGACGACCTCAACCGGATAAACACCGGCTATAAAAAGCTCAAGCCCCACGAGGTCGACGCCGTTATATGGGCCGCCCGTGGGGGCAGGCGCGCCCTGTTTGAGAGTTTCGGCCTGGGTAAGACGTGTCAGCAACTGGCCCTTATGGTGCTTGTGGCGCAGCGTTTCCAGGGTAAAACCCTTATCATCATGCCTTTGGGGGTTAAACAGGAATTTCACCGTGACGCCGTGGACTTCTACGGGGTGGAGGTGGAATACGTGCGCACCCTGCAAGAGGCAAAGGACAGTACATGCCGGTACCATGTAACTAATTACGAACGTGTCAGGGACGGCGACCTCGACCCCAACTACTACACAGCAGTTTCACTTGATGAAGCCTCGGTACTTCGCGGATACGGTACCAAAACGTATCAAACATTTCTTACCCTGTTTGACAAGGTGCGCTTTAAATTTGTAGCAACCGCGACGCCTTCGCCGAATAAGTATAAGGAACTTATCCATTACGCTGGCTTTTTGGGCATTATGGACACGGGACAGGCACTCACCCGGTTTTTTAAACGAGACAGCACGAAAAGCAATAATTTAACGCTATATCCCCACAAAGAAGAAGAGTTTTGGCTATGGGTATCCACATGGGCGCTCTTTATAACCTCACCGGCTGATCTCGGATATGACCCGGAAGGGTATGAGTTACCACCACTTGATATACGGTATCATAAAATCGCGGTAGACCACTCCACCGCCGGGGTAGAGGACAACGGACAGGCTAAAATGTTTAGAGAAGCCGCGCTCTCCCTAAGGGACGCAGCGACGGAAAAGAGGGAGTCGATACCGGCCCGTATATCAAAAATGATGGAAATAATACGAGCCGAACCAGATAGCCACTTCATACTTTGGCATGACCTTGAAGCCGAACGCCACGCAATCAAGAAGGCGCTTCCAGAATGTGAAGAAATATATGGCAGCTTGAAAGCCCGCTGTGATGATCCCATATATACGCTGAGGGAAAAACGAACTATTGACTTTTCGAATGGAGACATAAAATACCTCGCGACAAAACCCGACCTATCAGGATCCGGATGCAACTTCCAGCGATATTGTCACCGCGCTATATTCCTTGGTATTGATTATAAATTTAACGGATTTATTCAAGCTATCCACAGGATATACCGGTTTATGCAGGATAAACAGGTAGTTATCGACATAATATACATGGAATCAGAAGAGGAAATACTCAAAGTATTACTACAGAAATGGCAGCAGCATGATTATCTCGTTAAAAAGATGGTTGATATCATTCACAAATTCAACCTGTCCCATGCCGCTATTGAACAGAAATTAACCAGGACATTTTTTACAGAGGTGGAAAAGATGGAAAAGTCACGATACATAGCAGTAAACGCCGACAACGTACCCGTTACGCGCCAGATGAAGTCAAACAGCATAGACCTGATACATACCTCGATACCTTTCAGCAACCACTACGAATACACCCCGACATATAACGATTTTGGCCATAACACAGATAATGATGAATTTTTCAAGCAGATGGATTTTCTCACCCCTGAGTTACTACGAGTGTTGAAACCGGGAAGGGTTGCGGCGATACACGTCAAAGACAGGATATTATTTGGCAACGCAACCGGTGATGGAATGCCAACACTCGACCCGTTTTCCGACATGACAGTATTTCATTTTCTACAGCACGGATTCCGGTACATGGGCAGAATAACGGTACTCACCGATGTAGTGCGGGAAAACAACCAGACCTACCGCCTCGGATGGAGCGAGCAGTGCAAAGACGGGACTAAGATGGGGGTGGGGTGTCCTGAGTATATCCTGTTATTCCGCAAACTCCCAACAGATACCGGCAGGGCATACGCTGACACTCCCGTGCAAAAGGAAAAAACAGAGTACACCCGGGGGAGATGGCAGATTGACGCCAACGCCTTGTACCGTTCAAGTGGAGATAGGCTGCTCACTATGGAAGAGCTTAAAAACGTACCAGTTGACCGCCTCCAGGCAGTGTACAGACGAGAATCAAGGCGGTCCGTGTATGACTACAAAGACCACGTTGAACTATCAAATTTTTTAAACGACAACGGTAGACTTCCCGCTTCATTTTCAGTTGTTGCCCCCGGATCATGGTCAAACCTCGTCTGGGATGACATTAACCGGATGCGCACCCTTAACGGCAACCAGGCCAGCAAAATGCTGCAGATGCATATATGCCCACTCCAATTTGATATTGTTGAGCGTATAATAAACCGCTACTCAAATAAGGATGAGATAGTATATGACCCCTTCGCAGGACTCTTCACCGTGCCGTATATGGCCGTTAAAATGGGCCGGTATGGTGTAGGGTGCGAGCTTAATCATGACTCATACCGCGACGGACTGGTATACCTGCAGGCGGCCTCTGAAATGTATGAGGTACCAACACTTTTTGACGTGGTTAAGGCTGAGGAGGTAGACCATGCAATCTCGTAAATTTTCCATGATTGAATCCATAACCAATGTAGCAGTTGGGTACTTCGTGGCGCTGGCGTCACAGCTCGTGATATTTCCGGTATTTGACATTAATGTACCGCTGCGATCTAATATACTAATCGGTGCATTTTTTACCGTGGTATCAATTGTGAGGTCGTATACACTCAGGCGTGTGTTTAACAGGATTAAGCGATAATGCAAGATCACATCTACATAAAAACGCAGCTACGGCGCTACCTTCAGCTTGAAGGGGTATCGTACAACAAGAGCAAGAAAACATGGCGCTGCCCCAACCATGATGACACCTCGGAATCTGCGGTACTTTATGAAAACCCGGACGGGGGTGTCCTGTATTGCCCCGTGTGTGAACGGTCATGGGATATATTTGAGCTGTCAAAATTTTATGATAACGCTAACGACTTTAAGGCGCAACTAAAAGCGGTGCGTGAAATACTGAACATCACAGGTGATATTCCAGTGACTAATAAAAAAGAGCCGAAAAAGACCGAAACGATCGAACCGCCGGTTGCACTTCCACGTCAGGATGCCAAACCGATATATAAGCGTGAACGCATTATAGAAATTTATAAAATGTCGAAAAGGTCAAAACTTGACAAGGAAAAAGCAACAATCACAAGTTCTCACCCATACACCGACATCGACGGCAACATCATTGCAATGGATATTCGTTTCGAGGATGGATCCGGCGCTAAAGATGTTGTGTTGTACTGGTATAATGGAAAGTCATTGAAAACAAAGGGGGCACCTGTCCTCTTGTATGGCCTTGACAGGCTTAACCATGCACCGGTACTGATACACGAGGGCGGCAAGTGCGCTGACATCGGACAGGAAAAGCTGTTATATTTTTCATCCCTGTCATGGTCTGGCGGTACCGGCAAGGTGGGAAAAGCTGACTGGACACCTCTTGCAGATCACGAAACATATATATTACCGGATAACGACGGACCCGGCATAAAAGCTGCCCGTGCCATAAAAGAGCAGTTGCCACACGCTAAAATTGTCAAACCGCCGGCAGATGGCAAGGGGGATGACATAGAACAATACCTGCAAAAACTAAGCGCGGATGAATTACAGGCCTATATCTTAAATCCTGATAACCACTTAGACGATATCGATGTAGACACGGGGGAAAGCGACCTGCCAGTTGCCAAAACCTCCACCCCTTCAAACCCTTCACAACCTCCGGCCCCCGTGTCTACTTCCATGCCGTTTAGGATACTCGGTATCGGTGATGACGGCCGGGCCGTGTACATCACCGAATCAGGCAGGCTGGTAAAGTACAAACTTGAAGGGTTGGGTAAATCAACACTTCTCGTACTGGCAAACCGTACCTTTTGGTATAATGAGTATCACACAAGGGACGGTAAAATTTCATGGGATGGAGCGGTAGACGACGTGATAAGAACAACACAATGTAAAGATTTTGACGAATCATTCGTACGTGGGCGCGGGGCGTGGCATGATGGTGACATGATATCATATCACGATGGAGTTAACACCTACGGTGAATACGCAGAGGGCAGGATATACCTGAGACTGCGTAAACATGATATCGGTATAAATGATGAACCGGCCACGGTGCAACTCACAAAGGCGGTAAAAGATACCATATTTAAAATGAGCTTTGAAACGCCGGCAGATGCCGTGCGCTGTCTTGCATGGTCAGTACTGGCCCCGTTTGCAGGTGCGCTCAAATACAGGCCAGCGCTTCTTCTTACCGGTGAATCCGGCTCGGGTAAAACCACGGTGGCGACATTATGTATCCGCAAACTGGCTGACTGTAAATGGTTTAACGGCTCGGAATCGACCGTGGCCGGCACCAGGGGCGTGGTAAAATATGATAGCTGCGGCATCATGTTTGAAGAGGTAGAAGCTGACACCCTGAAAAAACGCACCAACCGTGAAGAGCTGTTTTCACTCATGCGTGTAAACGTATCAGATGACGCGCCGGACACGGTGAAGGGTACCAAAGAGGGCGGCTACAACTCATTTAAGATGCAAAACATGTTTGGCTTTATCGCAATTGATCCGACTGTTGAGAGTATAGCAGATGAAAACCGGATATTCCGGGTTAATATGGTCAAGCCCAGAAACGGCGGGGACTGGAAGAAAATAGAGGAAGATATCAAGAACCTTTTGTGTGAAGCCAACTGCCGGAAAATACGTGCCCTGGCATGGAATAAGCTGCGTGATATCAACACCCTTACCGAACGCATCGTTGATAGAATCCGTGAAAAGACGGGCAAGGATTACCGGTCAAGCTACGCCGATGGGATGCTTGCCGCGGCTTTTATGGTGGTATGGACTGGCACCGATAACCCAAGTGAGGAGCAGATCGACAACATGCTCCAGCGGTATTATCAGTATCAGCCCGCAGATGATCACAGGTCAGAGGCTGAAGAGATCGTTGATAGATTAATGGATGAAACAATTGAGGTTATACAAGACCACAAGAGGGAACGCCTCACCATAATGGAGTGTCTCCACAGAATATACCACGGTACCAAGGGTGAGAATAAAGAATACGTCCAGGAATACGAGCTGGAAAGCTATAAATCCACCATAGCACGGTACGGGATACGGCTCACTGATGACTACAACCTTGCCATTCAAAACAATCATCACATGATAAAGCGAATCATTGACCGTGGCAGCGGCTACAGCAAGATACTCAAACGTCACCACGGATTTATAGAGGGCCAGCGCAATGTATATTTCTACAATGGGAAAAGCCCACGCTGCACCATACTGCGCGGCGTGATAAAGAAAAAAGATGAAGACATGTCGATGGATGAAAAGCTGGAGGGTCTAATATGAATGCCCTACGCGATTACCAGAATGACATATACGTCGGGGCACGGCAGGGACTCATGAAAAACAGGTCGATCTGTATACAGTGTCCGACCGGCTCAGGTAAGACCCCTGTAATGGCTGCTATGTGCCAATCCGTATTGCGCAAGGGCAAAAGAGCGTGGATTGTGGTTAACCGAACTGAGCTTCTCGGTCAGGCCAGCAAGCACCTTTTAAAGTGGGGAGTACCTCACGGCGTTATCGCGCCGAATATGCAGGAATCACGGGCATTTCAGATACATGTTGTCAGCAAAGATACACTCATACGCAGGTATGACACCATAAAGAATTGGCCCGATCTTTTAATATTTGATGAATCTCACCTCTACCTCGACCGGCAGCTTGAGATTATTTCACACCTTCCAGAATACAGTAAAATAATCGGCATGACCGCAACCCCTGAGCGCTTAGACGGTCGCGGCTTGTGGTCAGGTGCGGGTGGGCCCTACGATGCACTTGTGGAGGGGCCATCTATCCCATGGCTTACTGAGCGTAAATTTTTAACGGAACTGCGGTATTTCTCACCGCCTATAGAGGGCCTGTCAGATTTGCATGTACGAGGTACTGACTACAATGAAGAAGAACTCGAAGCGCTCTTGCAGCGCCGTAAAATTTACGGTGAACTCGTCGGACACTACGAGAAATACGGCAAGGGTAAGGCAGCGCTTATATTCTGCAGGTCAGTAAAATCAGCACATCAGACCGCGGAGCGTTTCCAGGATAAGGGCCACAACTTCCATTGCATAGAGGGCAGGATGTCAGCAGGTAAGCGCCGCGACCTCGTGGCAGCACTCACTGCAGGTGAAATTGACGGACTTACCAACTGTGAAATTGCTACCTACGGCCTTGATATACCCCGCGTCGAATACGGGGCAAGCATTAGACCAACGCTTTCCCGCGCCCTTTATTTCCAGATGATCGGTCGGATACTCAGGCCCTTCACGGATGAGGTGACAGGATACCGCAAAGAGGACGCCTTATTTTTTGATCATGTAAACCTCGTCCTTGAGCATCAGGAACCGGAATATCCGGGAATACCGCCGCACTACGTCCCGCACATCGACTGGAATTTTTACGGTACCGAAAAACGAAAACGTGAGAAGAAACCGGCAAATGTGAGGCTGTGTCCATACCTTGACTTCATGTATTGCGATAAGCCAAGTTGCGCACATTGTCAGCATAATCCAAATAAGGGCACCGTTGACGTGCGTAAAGATATGGTGATAGTACCGGCTGAACTTCAGGAAAAGGAACGTCCCCTGAGGTTCGGGGAGCGCCCGTATCACGAGCAACAGGAATTTCAGGACAGGATTAACAAGGCGGTGCTGGCCCATAAAAACGGTGGAGGCGACAGCGCGGTATCAGAATTGTTGCAAATAGCAGATGACCTCGGCTACAGCGTATTCTGGGTATACCACCGACTTAACGGTGAGGGTAAGCACGCAACCAATATACCACTGCTTCACGAGATCGCAAGGGTGAAGGGCTACAAGCCGGGATGGGTATACTTCGCCCGGACTAAAATAAAATCGAGGGAGGCTGTATGAGTCAGAAACAGGTAAAACGAATCCGGCGCCAGGTCAGGAAAGAATCAGATAAAATTAAGGTGATGGCGCTGGACGAGTTCAAAGCGTACGCGAAAACGCAAGGTCTAAAACGCAGGGTAGCCCTTGCGATTAAAATAATTTTGAAGAGGTTATAGACATGACAAATTTAACACTAAAAAAAGCAATTGCAATCGCAGAATCTGCGGGGTGGTGTATTGATTTCTACGCGGAAAAATCAGCACTTGTCAGCACACGCGAAGGTGGCCTGTTACCGCACCTGCTCAGGCAGGAATTAAAACACCTCGATGTAGAGGTGAGACAGCGCCTGAATGAAGCCAACGTGTGTATATGTGAGATCAGGGTTTGTGAATAATTATAATTACATAGACCTGTTTCACGGCATCGGTGGTTTTGCTCTCGGTGCATATTGGTCTGGAATGAGATTTAAAAATCATTTTTGCAGCGACATCGAGCCATACACACAGGAGTTGTATAAGTTACGATTTCCAGACAGTATACAGCTCGGCGACATTACGAAAATTGACACAAAGGAGTTATTGCAATATGGAGACAAATGGATTATCACAGGCGGATTTCCCTGTCAGGACATCTCAATCGCAGGAAAAGGGGCAGGAATTACCGGAGCGAGGTCAGGTCTTTGGTTTGAACATTGGCGAATTATTAGGGACTTACGACCGCGAATCGCAATTATGGAAAACGTCTCAGCAATCACTTTTCGAGGACTTAATGCCGTCCTGGGATCGCTTGCCGAAATCGGGTATAATGCTGAATGGCAGAATATACGAGCAAGCGACGTTGGATTGCCGCACACAAGAGAAAGAACATTTATTGTTGCTTACTCCATCGACTCAAGCGTGGAAGGCATGGACATTCAGAAATCCATACGCACTTATAAGAAAAAATCACGCCGACGGGAATTTGCAAGAGCAGTTAATGCGGCTATACCAGCGGATGATTACGCCAGAAACAGAGGAAATCATGATGGGGTATCCGGTGTCATGGACCAACTTAAAGGACTCGGAAATGCAATTGTACCTCAAATAGCGGAGATTTTATTTAACCAGATTAAACCTTATTTATGACCCGGTGGATACCGCCCATACGACCTATGATCTCCCTGAAATCATCCTGACGGCTTCCCTTTTTGATACGCTGCGTACCAGCCTTGACCTCTTCAGCGGTGAACACGGCTACGGATTGCCCCACCATATCGGGTGTGATAATAACCTCTGTCCACCCGGTAAGGTCAGGCCATCCCACAGGCGCACCGTGAAATGGACGGGGATTTTCAAGTATAATCATTCTTGGCGTGCGCTTAACCACCGTGCCCGCCCATCCCATACCAGCATTTATACGAAACAGGCGTTCATTACCGGCAAGGTTAAGAAGCCTCGTATTTATTATGTCACGTTCAGGCCCGGCCATAACAATGTCCACAGTGGGGGCAGTGCCCGTCTATGAGATCATCAACATCTATCTCTATATCACACCCCCTACACTGCCACGGTTCACACGGCCAGGGGCCACGGCTGAGGGTGCATTCACCGTGCCTGTTCTCATGCCTGCAATTTCTATAGCACATGACAGCAGTATAAAAAAAGTTTCAAAAAATGCAATAAAAAAACGTATTCTACTTGACATTACAGTGTATTGATATATATTGTATATATACTGATTACGGGGGTGTATCATGAAAAAATATATTGAAAACTTGGCAGTCTCGAAATTTTTTGATCAGTCAAACGAAGAGCTTGTGAAAAATGATGTGATCGACTACATAAGGCAATTAAAAATAAATGCTTCACCATACGAAAGACTACATGCCGCAATAAGCGCATGTGATAGGCTTGACGATAAAATAGATTTTAAAGAAATGGGATTTGAAAATTTTAGACAAGCCGCAAATTCATTATTTTATTAAAGGGGTGTATCATGAAAAAGATTAAACTGGAAGAATTGAAAAACTTGGCGAGGGTTATCGCTGAAGCTAAGATCAAACAAGACGGCGTGTATTACTGCGTTATCGGCGGCCAAAAGGTCGAGGTGACAGCATAATGCCACAGATAGCGTTCACATGCACAAAACAACAGATCGAGGACGGCACCTACAGCATTGACGACCTAAAACATTTTACACTTAATTCAGGTGTAACAGTAATAATTAAAAGGTATGCAATCATTCAAAATGGCAAGATTAATTATTTTCACTAAATACATATGCACGAATTGCGGGGTCGAGGTCAATGTTCATTCAGACTGCGGCTCCGTGGTGAAACGGTGCTACAAGTGCGGGGGTGCACTCCATGAGAAAAAAGGCAATAGTTGAAATTGAAATTGACGGGAAGGTGCAGTATATTGATGTCGACATAACCGGTATAACGATACTCAGCGCCATGATCAAAATTGGTTTTATGCTGCAAGAGATGAAAGTTGTTAAGTTGCTTAATATTACATTTTGTGAGGAATCTATATGATAAAATACGACGTAAAGAAATACGAAACACGGTTGCACAGGATAAGGCGTGAAGAAGTATCTCGAAGCAGATATATTTATATCATCAAATCAGACATGATAAGCCAAAACGATAAAGACCTTGTTTCGCTGCCATTCACGATGAATATAATTGTCAACAACAATAACACAGCACGTGAGTTTACAAGCAAAATGCGCGACTATCAATTAAAAGCAGTGGAGCGTTTTCATGAAAAAATATGACATATCAAAATACGAAACACGCCTGCATCACATCCGGCGTGAAGAACTCAGGCAGAAACGGTACGATAATTTCATAACTGCACTTTTTGAACCAATTACGCGATCTATCGACGTACCGATAAAAATAATCACATTTAAAAGAGGTAAACATTATGATCATGAAAAGATTAACCATTCTACTGATTGCTATTGCTATACTCTCAGTCGCAGCGTGTTCTAACGAGGGCGACGTTGACGTAACAGATCCGACACCGCCGCCGGTTGTTCAGCCTGACCCGCCGCCTGAAGCTGGCCCGGTGGTGCTTGCGCTTAAATCAGGCGATCACCTCAGGCTATTTGACGGCACCAACGTATGGGTATGGCAGTACGGAGACGTTAAACGTGCCCGAAACAGGGTATATTCATCTGACACGGTACTGTATGCCCTGGACGATATGGGCAGCACCTACAGCTCTAAAAACATCGTCACCGTGCCCGACAAGATCGGTATAACCGACGCGCCGGTCAGTGGCATGTCAATGTTTTCTGCTATGTCCACCACGATTGATTTGTCGGAAACTGAGACGTGGATAGTAGAGGACATCACGCCGGAAGAGGCCCAGGGGTTGGGTATGCCATATCAGGCATATACTAAGGTATACCACAACGCTGATGAATACGGGACGTGGCAGGACAGGGACTGGTATGCTGAAAAGCTCGTTACCCTTGATCAGGACGTATATGCCCGTATCGGTACCGGGGCCTGGTATCACGTAAATGGCACCCGTGACAATGTGCGGGTAGTGGTAGAGGATGGATTCGCCGTCTACAGCTATGACAGCACCAACCGGGAAGCGGTGATTGACGGCGTGTCCGTATCCTGGAGTACCAACTTTTTCAACGGTGCAAATGAGTGGCAACTGTCAGGCGGGGTATGGTATAGTCAAAACGGCTACTCATGGGACGGCGTTACCCTTACGGAGGATAACCTGTGCATGTCAGATTTTAGAGATGTGCAAAACCTTATCATAGCCGCCGGTACACGGTATGAGAACGGTGAAGATGTGCTGTACTGGATTAACTGCGCTACCGGATACGTTATACGGCATGTCCCAAGTGCTGACGGCTGCATTGAGTATGTCCGTCTGTACATCGGTGACGGCGAGACACTCACCGGTATGTACTACAAGGAAATACTTAAACCTGTGATAGCTGATGATTACCTGTATTTCATATATGACGATAACCAGACCTACCGGTATAGCTTCATCACGGGGCTGGTTGGAGTATTCGCATCAGGGGTAGAAGAGATTTGGACGTACTGACACGGCAGACGAGGCGAGGCGGGGCATGGCTTGGCTCGGACTGGCTCGGCAACACATGACACGGCAGGCAAGTCCCGGACAGGCCGGGCGAGGACTGGAAAGGCATGGCAAGGACAGGCGACACAAGGCAGACGGGGCACGGCATGGCAAGGCCTGGAATGGCAAGGCCGGGCTACACACGGCAGGAACGGATTTACAATAAAACAATAGAAGGGGTATAAGACATGGCAACAAAAAAGACGGAAACTGAAATCAGTGTACTGGAAATCGGTACGCAAAAGGTCGATTATTGCATTATAGGGCAAACTCCTATTATCCTTAATCGAATGACCGAAAAGGTGAAGAACGAGCTGCTTTTACCAAAGGGTCGAAAGACATCTGCTGAAAAAGCATCTTCACTCAAACATGATCCTGTCATGGAGTTTAGAGACTCACCCTACAGGCTCCATGATGAAAACGAACCGACACTGCTTGCCCATCTTGCAACGGCATTTAAAAGGGCAATCGCTAACACGGCGGTAGATATTCCCGGTGCCAAAAAAGCGCAAATGGGACGGCTGATGTGGGTAGAGGGTGAGAAAATACCACTGTACGGTATTCCTAAAATGCACATGTCGGTGACACGATCGGCAGATATGAACAAGACACCTGACGTAAGGACACGCTGTATTATACCGGAATGGGCGGCCAGAATAACCGTTACCTTTACGGTGCCACTTCTCAAAGAACCAGTAGTCTCTAACCTTTTGGCTGCTGCTGGACAGATACAGGGTGTCGGCGATTGGCGACCTGAAAAAGGCTCCGGCACGTTTGGGCAGTTCAGGCTTGTATCACCTGATGATCCCGACTTTAAAAGGATTGTCAAAGAGGGCGGCCGCAAGGCTCAGGAAAAAGCCATAAAGGACGCTGAGGCTTATGATCCTGACACGGAAGAGCTTTTCGCATGGTTCGTCAGTGAAGCAAAACAGCGCGGATATAAAATAACGGAGGTCGGTTAATGAAGGATGCTATTGAGAAAAGAATCAACGATCTGTACAAGAAACACGGGACTATAACGGCTGATATTGTTATAGAGGATGCGAAAAAGCCGGAAAGCCCGTTGCATGATGAGTTTGAATGGGACGTGAAAAAGGCGGCAATGACAGCGTGGCGGGAAACTGCCCGCCGTCTTATCAGGTCAGTTACAATTCACACCGTTGTTGAAAGTCACAGCATTGCAGTTCCACGATACGTACACGCTCCAAAAAATTACAGTGAGCAGTCATACACCGATACAAGAGAGGTTAAGACTGACAGGGAAAGGGCGGCTGATTTAATGCGATATGAAATTCAGCGGCTTGAATCCATAGCTACAAGGGTGCGCGGTATCGCCTCGGTGCTTGGCATGGAAAAAGAGATAATCACTATCACAAAGACGGTTGACACGATGAAGAAGAAAATGAAGCCAGCAGTCAGGGTTTGATTTTACAAGACACGGCAGGCATGGCCCGGCACGGCGTGGATAGGCACGGCGCGGCGCGGATTGGCCAGGCCGGGCGACACGTGGCTACACAAGGCAGGCGGGGCCGGGCGTGGCTCGGCACGGCGTGGATAGGCATGGCGAGGATCGGCAAACACAAAAAAAACGGGGCCCATCAGCCCCGTTTTTTCTACCCATACAGCGCCGTAATCTCAGCAACTTTGTCATTATAATACGCCTGAGCCGTGGCAAGTGCTGATTTATCACCCTGAATCTCAAGACGTGATTTCATAAGGGCGGCATCCTGTGCGGCACCTTCGATAAGGTTATTCTTTTCAGCGCTGCGGTCAACTGCTTTCAAAGCTGCTATTCTTTCCCGGTTTAATTGATCTGTTATTTCTGCACGCTGGGCAGGGGTCAGGTTCTCATCTTTTATGGCACCGGCTGCTGGTACTATTCCAAGTTTGCTTATCTCTGATTTATTCCAGGTATCACCTGACTTTTTCCAGTACACCTGTCCCCGGTAATCGTCTATTTTTTCCATGGTGCGGGTGAGCACTTTACCGGTATCGACTGCATTGTTCATTTCCTGCCTGATAACGGGAGCGTCGCCATCTTCAACGAGTACTTCACCGGGTGGTAGGTTGAAGTAGACGGCATGTTTCAGGGTAAGTTCCTTCCATTCTTTTTTAATCTCAGCCGCAAGTGGTTTGAGTTCATCCTGTAAATCCTTCATCTGCTGCAGGCGTGCCTTGTGTTCATCCCAGAATGCACGAGCCTTTTCTTTCTGACCTCTTTTCTCGGAATCCTTGTAATTTTTTTTCGCCTGCAATGCCTGATATGCGTAGGTACTCATCTGATTTTTGACGTCATGTATGGATTTAGCTACATCGGTTTTCTCGATCTCGACCTCTACCACCTTGCGGGTGGCTACCGGGTCAATAAATCCGTCGGCTCTCTGCAGCGAGGTGATTACCTCGTATCCGTCTATATTTTTTATTCTGATAGTGTGCATATATCCTCCTTAATATGTTATTCCAAAATTTGTACCGATTGAACTGTCACGGGTGTTTGCGCCGGTGCGGGGTGTGCCGTTTGTGCCGTCGGTGACTGGATCGGTGACCAAATCAGTATTTGTTGTTACCGCTCCATTGTAACCCATGTTACCAGATGATGCCCCGGCATCAGCAACATTTGCAATCATGGCAGCACCTGACAGACCTGTATTACCTGTAGACCCAACTGGTAAATTGCTGTAATGACCCTGAAACTGATCCTCCTGAACCTCGCCGAGTTCAACCGGTCCTGTTTTTGTGCGACCTGAAATTGTGGCATCCCCGATATTTTTGAGCGAGAGGCCGCGAGTGTCAGGCAGTACAAAATATGCACCGGCGGTATCTCGGGTGGTACCTCCGGCGTCACTGGTTTTATAGAATGCTGCCGCCGTAGCGTTATCTGGGTCGCCGACATAACATGCCGCTACGAGTTCGGGATATCCTGATATGGCAATGACCTGCCCCTGGAGTAGTAGTACCCTGTCACCATTAGCCGCTGGTGTCCCATTTTTCCAGTAGATAACGCCCATACCTGGGCCGACACCAAAGCCTTTGCTTATGGCCTCGATTATCTGAGCGGTTCCGGGCTCCTCCTGCACGCCATCAGGGGTAAGTCCTGCTCTGTCCATGAGGGCTTGTGCGCGTCCCCATATGTCATTGACCATAAGAGCCACAAACTCGGTGCCATCGCCGGCTCCCGGAGCTGATACGTTGACCGCCTTGGTATCGGGAAATGCAACGCCGTCTGTATTGGTAAAGCCTGTTAAATAATCTATCATTATAAACCTCTCGCTATCATGATAATAATAAAAATAATTGCAATTATCGCAACCTTAATTTCAATATACTTATCCATACGTCACCACCAGCGCTGCCCAGGACGCCATGGGTTTATACCTGAGTATAATCCGTCTAAACTCCAACCTGCGCTCGATGGGAACATCTGCAAGCTCTATCGCGGTCAACTCACCCGTCACGGGGTCGCGGGTGGCATCACCTCCAACAAAGAATATCAAGGGCCAATACCCGCCATCGGTTGGGATATCGTAAAGTATCGGTACAAGCTGTATACTGTCAAAACTACCTGCAAGGGCGTCTGGTTCACCGCACGCTGCCAGTGGCTCTCCACACAATACGGTATAATTTGGCAACTGCTCAAAAAATTCACCGTTTACGAGCAGCTCACCACCCGTCCGTGCGCATTGTGCCTCGGGTTCACCCGCCTGTGCATCGTTGCCGCCGGGAAGTAGTCCACCTGCGGTCATCTGGAAATTTTCATCTAAGAAGTTAGCGGGGTCAACTGCAGGGCTGTTTACATGCACCTGCACGTCAAAGCCTGCCTCTACGAGCTTATCCTCAAGCAGGTCATAGGTCGGTATCTCTCCACGCCTGAACATGACCGGTTTGAGCCGTGACCTGCGCTCTGCCTCTGTCGAACCAGTTGAAGGTATAACCGCGTATTCTTTCTCAAGGTCTGACAGAATAGGTGTTCTGAGTGGGTCACGCAAATACCGCAGCTTCTCCATGTCAAGTCTGACAACTTCGCTGTTTTCAGCGATACCCTCAAGAAGGTTGTCGTAATCGTCACCTGTTGCCGGTTGCCAGAATGCACCTTCGGGCCAGAGCGCATTTAGTACGTCGCGACTAAGCATATGTCACCCCTCCAAGTTTGGCAAGCTCACCCGGATTAAGAAAATACAGCGGGATTGATACCCCAAGTACGAGTCCAAATGTTATCGTTTGCGCACTGGCGCCGTAACTTGATAATACATCCTGAACCACCTCTGATACTGATATCGTGGTTATGGTGTCGTTGCGTTCCTGAGCCACGTCAACGCCGTCAACAAATGGGGCAATCATTCTGAAGTAAAAATCGAGCGCATCCTCTATATCGCTTTTGAGTGATGCTTCATCCTCTGCCGATACGTCGAGGTTGTTGATGTCTACGAATATTGAGGTGCGGATAATTGATTGTATGAAAAGTGTATCATCTGTCAGACCAAGCAGTGTACGACTCTCTCCAGTGTCAGGATCCGTATTTATAGCTGATCTCACCGCTGCCAAAAGTGCGGCGGGTGCGATACCGTCACTGTCAACGGCTGTGGTGGCCTCGACATATACGGTTCTATCTCCGGGGTAGCTGTCACCCTCTGCTTCGGGACGTCCACTGTAGGGGAAGGCGCGCCTGACCCCTGCGACGGCCTCGGCCCATAGTTTGTGATCGGTTGCGTTGCCGCCGCCGGTCACGGCTCTCTGTGCAAATAATACCCGTGGTCTGTAGTCGGTGTCTGATTCTTCATTGGTTCCCAGGGTATCGGTACCTGTCACGGTTGCGGTAGTCTCTGCCCCTGCGACCTGGGCCACTATGGAAAGCGTCTCGCCTGCGTCCAGGTTGCCGCCGGTTCCTGTCTCTGCGCACTTGAGGGTGAGTGCTGCCGTTCCTGCTGCTGCGGTGACTGCTGCTGTGGTGCGGTATCTCAAGCCATTGCTGTCGCTGACAAACTCACGGTCAACCGGAATAACTGTTCCCGTGATTGCGGGGAGGTCTGCCTCTATTATTGCAGCTACGGCCAGCTTGCGCGGCGTGTTGTTATCTATACCGATACGGTCAAGTCCATCTGCTGTTGCGGTAAGGGCAAGGTTTTGCTTAACGGCGTCGGCTGCGTATTTGTAGAGTCCAATGTCAAGAGCTGCCTCGGTTGCTGCCTGTACACGCAGGTAAGCCTTGTCCTGCGTGGGTGCATCCTGTCCGATCTGTCCCTCAAGGCGGGTGAGGTGAGATTCTTTCAGCTCTTTTGTGGTCGGGATATTATATGCCATTATGCTGTCCTCTCGTGTGCAGGGTTAAGTGATTGCGCTATCCAGCTCAAGCCGCTTTGTGTAAATAAAAATTCCTGTACGTCTTGACCCGGGGGTGATAATGCTATAGCGGTTCGTATCTGGTTCAGGTATGGATTAGTCACAAGTATATTAATCTCACTTACCAGTCGGTTTGTTTTCATCCATGACAGTGCGACGCGGGCGGCGTCTGTGTAATCGTTTATAGTGTCAAGATCAACTATGGTTCGCACCACCTGAAATGTTGAGCCGATCTTTTCCGACTCATTATCAAACAGGTCATTACCCCACCATCCGGGAAGGGTGAAAAGTGATATCTGTACGGCGTTTTCCAGCCCCTGATCCATAACGGGTTGACCGCCTCTGAATGTCATTGTGGCGCCGTCCTCTGTTATCTTGACTGCGGGGTCTCCCTGGAATCGGTCAAATATCATGGCAGTTTCACCTCGTCAACTCGTGCGGGTATGGTAACTTCAACCACCGGTACCGGTACGTATGATCCCCCAAGTCCTGTAATAGCAGTCTGTATAAGTGTAAGGTTAGCGTTTATCTGTGTCAAAATTGATTGAATATTTATATCGTATTCTGTATATCTGATTGCATTATCAGCATCACCGTTAAGCTCGATCTCACCGGCGCTGTTAAGTTTTAGCCGTGCCAGCTTTGTAGTGGCGGGGTCATCTGTGCTGTAAAATTCCTTTTCACCGGGGCCAACCTCTGGGGTGAGGTCATCTGTTACTGCCAGTGCGGCCTTGTAGCCATTGGCAGCGTCGGTCACAAATGCCCTGCAGCCTCGACTTGGGCGTGAGTCAAGTCCATGTTCTCCGATATATTCAACTGAGCGCACGTCACCAGGGATTGATTCCACCTGTAGTATAATGCGGTCGACGGTGCCGTCGCGGTTTTTTCTGATCTGTGAACCTGTGATTATTCCTAATTCTGCCATGGCTCTTTTATCTCTCCGGTTGTGTAGAGTGATGGTGGAATAAGCTGCAGGTTTGCTGTGGTGCCGTTTTCTTCATAGACAAATTCTACCTGGTTTATCAAAAATGTAAAGCCATTTTCAGATATTATTTCATCCTGCAGGTTTAACGTAGTGTTTTTATCCCACAATGTCCCGTTAGGTGCATACCATGTGTTTGTGGGCAGGGGTATACTCAGCGCGTCGGCTGCTGATTTATTCCGTCGCCACAATGCAGCATTCAGGCCCTCACCCGGCAGGGATTGTGTAGCGTTAAATGTCAGAAATCGCGGACGGGTAACAACAAGGTCGCTGGCCTGTGATTTGCGTTTAGTTCGATCGCTTCTTGATGATGATGATATAGCCTCATAAAATTTGAACCGTTCCCGGCCGTTAAACTCTGCCTCGTATTTTTCAACTATTCCGGTTATATCGGTTATGGTGCCAACTGGAGCCGACCCTGTTTTTGCGCGTGTAATGAGCAGGTCGCCACCTGGTGTACAGGATAATAGTAGACCTCTCTGGCTGGCAAGGTCTCGGAGGTGTTCGAATAGGTTGTCGGTTTGTTCAGCTGATACCCTGGCAAACTTACCACCAACGTCAACGCCGTCATCTATTACTACGTCGATATCAAATTGCCTCTGTGATACGGTACTGTTCATCATTGACAGGCAACGCTCGTAAAAATCGACGTTGTTTTCTTCAAATGGAAATCTGACAGACGAGTCAATCACATCTGCGGTTTTTGAGTATATCTCTAAGTTTTTATAAATGCGTGTTTCTTCTTTTGCGTGGGTCACGTTGTACAGTATACCCTTCATGACCGATTTACCGGCGATATATATTTCAGCTTCCTGGTACCCGTAGGGTCTGGTTTTATCGTCAATGTCAGGGTCAAGGCCAGGTATCCATGGCATGGTTGCGGTGTAAGCAAAGGCGCAGGTGTCCATTGTTTTGAGCAGGCGTGATGATTCTACTACGATTTCACGGTTTTCTATTACCAGTGTCATCTCGTCACGGTCCTTACCCACGAGGTCAGACATAGACTACCACCTCCCTGCCCGCGGGGAGTATCAGGATATCGTTACCGGTAAGGTTGTTACTGTTTAGAAATAGATCGTAATTCTCGTCAGCTTCTCCAAGGGTGCCGTATTCTGTGACGGTTATCTCAAGGGGTGAGCGTGCCTTTTTAAGGGTGAAACGTTTTTCTGCTCTGAGATTGTAGAATTGTGCAATCAGGTATTGCAGGCATAATGTGTATAGCTGTACAAGTGCGGTGTAGGAAACAGTCTGTGAATAATACTGCTGGTCTATGTCAAGATTTATGAAGTGATCCTGCACCGCTTCAAGTTCTTCAACGGCGCTGTTAAAGATTTGTGTTATGTTATCTATTGCGGTGACTACCTCAACGCGTGAGGTATAGGTTGAGGTTGCAACCACCTCGGCTATTGCAATCAGGGCAGCGGTGATTGAAAATTCAATTGATGTGACCTTGTTGTAATCATCTGCGGTGGTACCATCCGGTAATTCCTGTACTATATCAGTGATCAGGTCTTCATACGTGGTAAATCTCAATCCGAAATCAGCGCTGGAGTCAACGCCTGCGCTGATCATACCGTACAGGGCGGTTCCTACATCGTCGCTGTCGGGGTCATCTATCGTAAAAGCGGTTATGGCTGCGTTAAATGCGGTGCGGGCGCTTTCGTATGCGTCTTGTGCGATTGCAACGGTTGAGGTGATGTTTTTGATTATGCTGTCAAGCAGTCCGGCAACTGCGGTGAATCCGTTTACTGCTGCCTGTATTGCGCTGTAGGCATCTGCTCTGATCTGGGCAAGGGTGGTTAGTGCATCCTGGACGGCGTTAAGGGTTTGGGCAACAATTGACCCCGCAAGCTCTGATGGTGATATCAGGCGCTCAATATTTGCCGGTTCTATCCATTGTGATTCTATTTCAGTGTATGCACCGTTGCTTATGGGTGCGATAACCTCACGAGCTGATATGAGTTGTAGTATAAGTGGGCCCTTTACGGGGTGAACGACTTCCCATTGCCCGGGGTCAAGTTTTATCGTGTCAAAAAAATCATCTGCGGTCTGGTTGTGATTTATCCCGTCAAAATAAAATGTGATGGGATACATAAATGATCGTACGTCGAGGTCTTGTACTATGGTGCCTGAAAATTTGGGAGGGTTAAACATGCCAAGTTTCTTCTCGACTGATCGTTCATCATTGCGCCATAGTGCGGTGAACACTGACCCAGAAGGTGAGGTGAGCTTGATCTCTGGTTTTAATTCATTTAGCCAGCTCATTAGTTTTTACCCATCACGTTCATTTTAACCGGTGGCGCCCCCCTGGTTTTGCTGCTTGCGGTGGTGCCCTCAGGTGCGCCTGCTATATTAATCTCACCCTGCAGGTTGACTCTTTGCGCTGCTAACTGGTTGCGGTTTGGGGGTTCAGCATTGCGTGTTGATTCCTGGACCTGCTGTGTTTTTTCACGTATTGCAACCATCTGGCGTCCGAAGTTTGGAAAGATCGTGCCAAGCAGCGCCTTTATTATGGGGTTATCAAGTATCTTGCTGATTTTCATAAACATTGCATGTAATTTGTCACCGTATTTTATGAGTGCGATTATACCCGCAATTAGTCCGGCAACGGCTATTGTGATAAGTCCTATCGGGTTTGCCGAAAGTGCGGCATTCCATAACCACTGCTTAACCGTGGCGGCAGTGATAAACTCACGCATCATCCATAGGTATTTGAGCCAGCCCAGGGCCAGCATTATCTTTTGGGCGGCGATAACTCCATATACGGCAGCTTTCCACGAGACGAAACTGATAACAAGCCATGGCACGATATCTGCTATTGTACGCAGTCCCCTTGCGACGGCATCGGTGTCTATGCGGTCGATTGCCCGGTTGAGTGCTGAGAAGAGGCTGACAAGTTTTGGTAATATCTTCACCATGATTTTGGCAAGAAACTGATCAAATTTAACTCCAAGCACACGCTTCTGGTTGGCATAGCTCGTGGCAAGGGTTTTGTTAAAATCCCCCTGTGCGTCTTTTGATTTTTCCATGACATAATTATATCTGAGCGTTACCTGTTCAGCCTGTGACATCTGTTTCCACGCCTTATTGATTCCCTTGCTGAGTGCGAAGGCTTCGAGGTTTGTCACGTTCATGTTTATACCAAGCTGCCGCAGCGGTTCGGTTTCGCCGGTTATAACAGATTTCATTTTCTCAAATGCTTCTTCAGGCTTCATGTTTCTAAACGATGCGTAGTCTCCGGCAAGTCCGGCCAGCGACTTTGACATTTCTACAAGCTGCGTATCTGCTATACCTGATGATTTAGCCATTGAGCCAAGGACGCCGGTAAATTCCTTTGCCTGTAATTCTGATAATCCGAATTTTGTAATTGCGGTATCGGCGAATTTGTCGATCTCTTTTGATCCGGCGCCGAATGTCGTATCAACAACGTTTTGAACCTCTTCAAGGGAAGAGGCAAGCTCGATTGCCTTATTTGCGTACCTGGCAATAGTAGCAACTCCAAACAGTGGCAAGAGGCTTTTCATGGTACCGATAAGACTATTACCTGATCTGCTCACCCGTCCAAAGGCGCGGCTGCCGCTGGCACCGAACTTGTCGGCACTTTTGCCCATACGTTTAAATGCCGGGCTGACCCGGTCGGTTGCTTTAAATGCTGTCACTACCGCAAAATCAGGCATTATTTGCCGCTCCCTTTAACAGAATCTGCAACTCTCTTTTCCTCTTTTGATATAACCTCATGCCACTCGTTCCAGTATCTCAGTTCGTGGTATCGCATTGAGCGTATAACATCGATGGGTTGTTTCCTGAAAAACAGGTTGCCCATCCACTGGCTTATACGCTCTACACCGATAAAAAAATCATGCCCAGCACCTCTGCCAGGGAAAGATCAACACCTTTGAGCTGTTTAATTGCACCCTCGCCCATATCGGACAGGCTCCCCATAAGTGCGTACGATTTACCGTAATAATCTTTTTCGTCTTTGCCTGCCATCTGCGTCTTGGCTATGCCGTCGATTTCCCGGTATTTGATTTTTTCACCGTTACGGAGGGTCTGTACAATTTGAATGCCCTCTTCAAGTTTGATCTCAAGGCGTCCAAGCCGTACCGCTTTTACCAAACGGTCATACCCTGAGGTAATGGCTTTTTTGAGGTCTTTATCCTCAATCTCGTCAATGTCAATCTCGTAATAGTCCATCATCTTTTCCAGCTCTTTGCCTGCGGCGTGTTTGCTGAGTATGTAGTTTTTCTTATCCTGCATGTTTGACCTCGCTCTCCTGTTCTTGAATGTATGTTTTGTAATGAGTGATTTTAACCACTCCCTCCCTCTCTAACCTGTAGGCTGCGTCGTATCTCATGAACTTCATTTCACCCTGCCGCAGCTGCTCGCTGCGGGGGCCCCTGTTGTTTGGAATTAGTCCGATACATGCCACTTTTCTGTGGGGTGGAAGCGCATCTTTATATGATCTCAATTTCCCGTCCAGGTCAAGTTTTCTACCGTGACCCTTGCCAACTTGCGCCTTGCATATAAGTAAATTATCTATCCAGTTTATGGGTAGTACATCGGTTAATTTCCTGCTGTAATTATGATCGCCGTTTTTATTGCCCCACCACCGCGCGCGGTCTTTGTGCTGGCAGTGCATGAAGAAACACTCCGTCTGGAATGTTTTTTGACTGCCCCAGTGCCTTGGACATACCGTTGTATTCCAGCGCTGGACACGGGCGATGTTGACGTGATCTTCAAGGGATGACGCAACCAGACGCTCAATAACGTTGTCATCTGCGTACATGTCATCATCATCGATAAAATGATACCAGCCGTCACGTGTGGGTATGGTTTGCAGCAGCCTGTTGTTGTACAGGTTGTATGTTCCATTACCGTATTCTGAGTTGTAGGCGCTGCCTCGTATGATAATGTCGCCGGCAACATACTCATCCCGGGGGTCATCTGCGTGAACAATGGTGACTATGTTTTCATAGGTTTGATTTTTTACAGTCTCCATCATGCGTGCAAAATACTGTGGGCGCCCGCTGGTACGGATGAGTATGTATACCGGGACATCGGTCATAACATGCCTATGGTATAAACGGTGTCCAGGGGTTGCCGCTGGACTTGTTTGGTATCAGGGTTAAATTCGACCTGTTTTCCTCACTCTCGAATGACCCATAGTTGATCTGTCCCGCTGACCTGTACACGGTGCCATCTGCAAGCTCAACTGCCATGGTCACGTCGGCCAGTCCGTTGGCTGCGGCTTCGATCTGTTCAGCCTCTGACGGGTCGGTGATCAGTACCACGCTTTCCATGGTTTGTACACGGCGCGTTTTTTTGTAGAGGGTACGGCCTGATGTTGCCATGCCCTCGGTTTCGTAATTTGACCTATTGAACGTGATGTTGATATCTGCCGGTACGTCGTAGGTTATGCCGTTGAGTGTGACTTTTCTAATTGTTCCCGATACTGACATTATTCACCTCCCGCTAAAAGGATAGCTATTGATGTATCAAATGTTATTACCGTGTTGTATATCCCGCCCTCACCTGACAGTATAACGGGGAAGGTGATGTCAAAACCGGTAAGGCCTGCTCTGAGGGTAACTTTGTCACCCTGTTGCAACTGTGATTTTGTATAGCTTGCGGTGTATAACCAGGCGTTTCCTGCAAATACGTCGGCGAGGTCAACAAGGTCGTCAAGTACGCTGCCAACGTCACGAGCTTTCAGGCGTGAGGTGACGTTACTTACTTCGGTGACGTCCTCTACTATGGTTATGCCCTTCCACTTCGGCCGATCAAAATTTGCCTTGTAGTTGAATAGCAGGTTCTGAATTATGCTGATGTTTCGCATGGCCCGGTATCCGTTTGATTCCGGCGCGACATCTGCGGGACGATAGAATGTGATGATATTCTGTGCATACAGCACGCCGTTTTTAGCAAACGAGGTGCCTACGCCGCCTTTGACTGCCTGATCACGATTAACATAGTCGTTAGTCCATCTGTCGGGAACATCACCCACGTACACGCCGTCAAGGGCCTTGTCAATGTATCCCTCTTCTGCTCTTGTTGAGTTAGTGACTGCCATAATACCGGTCAATTGCGCCGCGATTTCCTGGGGGTGGTTTGGGCTGCCAGGTGCAGGGAATATGCCGTTGGTTCGGTCTGACCTTCTCAGGTTTGCCAGTGCCAGGGCTGCGGTGAGTCCTGCTGTAAGCGGTGTGGTGTCGCCCACGAGTGAACGGAATGGACGGGCAATCTCTTTCTTGTAGTTGCCGATAAAGGTGTTGCCAACGCCGTTGTATGTGCTGATAGCGTCCAGCGTTGCGGTGTCCTGTCCATATCCATGTATCACGTTTGTGAAAAATGCGTCGTTTTGGGCATCGCCCGTGCCAAGTGCGTCAAGTGCATCCTGTATATCCGGGGTGCCGGTTCCACCTGACATGTCGGTGACGGTGGCCACTACACCAGTTGGAAGTGCTTCACCTGCGTTGAGGTTAAACTCAATGCTGATGTCATTACCCCATGGCCCGCCTGATTTGCTGGTAAGTGTCACAACACCTGCCACGTTTACGGCGGTGACTGGTAGTTCATCGTCGTCGTTTATTGCATCGGCCAGGTTTTCACCTATAGTGTCAGCGCTGTCACCTGCTGATACTGATACCGGTACTCTATCACCTGCGATATAACAGGCAAGAGTGCCAGCCTGTACATCGGCACTTGCGGCAAGGTCGATCTCACCGGTTGCCTGATCCGGGTCTGAGCCGCCTTCAAGCTGTGGTATTATCCATGTCTCGACAATACCGGGTTTCATAGCGGCCCGGGCGAGCCTGTGCAGCATGTAGCCATATCCTGTCTTGCCCCCTACATCTGCAGCGGAAAATATCCGAAACGGAACGTTTGGGGCAAGGCTTGCGAATGTCGCCTCGTCAAATGTGCCTATTATTACGTTTTTTTGCGGCAATACCTGGGCGGTGACGGCGAATTGTTCATTTTCTACCGACACCCCGTTAATCGCTGCAAGTGATGTAGGAAATATAGTCATGTCCTAATCCTCCGTGTTGTCGTTTTCTACGGTTACCCCGGCACCTTCGGTGTCGTCAACGGGTAACTCTGAGTTAAATATTACCGTGTCTGGTTCGTTGCCTATTTCACCGGCGACGTCCTCCTGGACACGGCAGCTGTATTTCATATTTGCGGTTTTGACTACCAGGTCTCCCCGCTCAATTATCGTGTCTTTTTGCACCCGGTCAAGCCATCTGCTGGAGAGCGCGTCTTTTTCCAGTCCGAGGTACTCGTTGCGGGCATCCATGATGATTTGATACACCGCGTCTATTGTTTCATCTACTGACTGATCGGCAAGTTCAGCGGCATATTTCAGATCGGCAAGTGCCTGTGCTTTCTGAGATTGTGTTGCAGCGGGTGAGTCAAGTATTGTCACGTCGCACTGAGCTTTTGCTGATGCTGATACATTAATATCTATTGTTATATCGTGCATCTTTGGCCCCCGCATTTTTCCCGCGCCTTTTTTGAAATCGCCGTCTGAGTAATAGCACTGAACAAGCCGGTTATTTCCGGTTAGTTCATCCGTCGATTTTGACTGACGTTGATATCCTATTACACGGAATCTACTGGCTGCCTGATCTCCAAGGGTTTTGACGAGCGCCTCTTTTACGATTCTAAACTGCATCATGACAGGGGCGCTCCATCATCTTCAACTCGTTGTAAGTACATCCTCAAAAATCCGATATCGGTACCGGATTCCATGGCGCGGTCGGCACTTTGTACAAACCGTTCAAGCGGTGCGCCCGCTACAGGTGAGGTCGGCATTTTTACATACCACGTCTCACCCTGGCGGGGTACACGGTTAAGGCTTGATATTCTGAGACTTAGTACAGGCTGGTTGACAACTACGACCTCACCGGTTATCGGGTTTTCTCTGCGGGAAAAATATAACACTTGCCCGCCGAGTTTGTCGGTCATGCTGCCTTTTTTGTATACCTGCTCTATGCCGTCGGGGCCGATTAGTATTACATCGATCTTAAATTCACCCTCTAAGCTGTAGGACAGGTCATGTTCAGCCTGTTGTCTCAGGTTTATCATTTTTTACGGTTGCCCCTGATTCTGCGGCTCTCGTACTCGTTGTAGTGCTCACGCTCTGCCTGTTTTTTTGTCATAACTGGCACGTCAAGCACCACGTGCGGCGGGAGTACGTCGCCTGATATCATTCTGCGGGCGCCGAAATAGACTCGTTTGCCTTCAGGTACTTTATTCATCTGACTCTACCTCTTCTGTGGTTTCGTCTGTATTATCCGTGTCCGGTTCAGCTTTAACGGGACCTGCTTTGTCTTTAGTTTTAGATTTTGCCTTTGCCTTTTCAGGTTTAACATTTTCCACGTCAACGCTGAGGTCTTCGCCTGTCTCGTCAGGGCTGTGTGTTTCTACCTCTATGTTTACCCTTTTGGCCATACCGTTTGCAATAAAATACCGGGCACGTCCATCTGAGATAACCCCGGCGGGGATGGCTTCACCCGCCGTGATGATCTTTCGATTAACCAGTAATACCGATTTTTTATCTATCCAGTGCAGCATCAACTTTCATCCCCTGCGATAAGGCCGGAGAGTTTAACAAAGGCGTCGGTCTGGGTGGTTGCGTAAATCGGCGCGGCCTGTGTGCAGATTGACACCTTTTTGTCGTCGTTTGACGGGTACGCATTGACATAGAACATTGCCGGGTTCACCACTGCGCCCTGGTTTTTGATCATGGGCGGCATGGGAGGTGCCATCATGTTAAAGCCAAACATTTCCTGGAACCATGCGGCTTTTTGTGCTGTCGGTGGCAGTATCTCGGGTGGGCCGAAATATCTGTCACAACGTGCGCCGTAGTAGCCAAGAAGTACCGTTCCTGATGGGAGGTATTTTACCCTGGTTCCCGTTGCGTTTTCGTAATCGTCAACATAGGTGAATACCCATAGCTCATAGCCGAAAGGTGTAACGAGTCGGCCCCGTGGAGTAGCTCCACCTTCAACGAGCGGCTGCAGTTTAGCAGGGACGGGGTTGTTTATTCCGACCTGTATAAACTCAAAGCGCCTGTTGTCAGCAAGCTCTTGCGCGGTGGTGTTTTTAATGAAGGCGTCCATTACATCACCCGCGAAAAATGCAAAGTTCGGGGTTTGCTTGCCGTCTTGTCTAACCAGTTCGCAACCACCGTCGATGTCGCCGAGTATATCAG